ACTCATCAACCGGATAAACCGCCGTCCGAGGGCGTACCGTTGGCATGGAGATTAGACCATGCAACAGCCCTAAAGCACACACAGGGACGAGTCCTAGCCTTACCGTTGAAACGAGTAACCCAACGGCGAACCACCAAAAGACTGAGACGCATGGCGTTACTGGCAGAAATGCCCCATAACCATAACCGCATCCATGACGGTCAGGAGTGGACCTATCTAGGCCATTCCCTGCCCACAAGCCAATCAGGTCAGGAGTAACACAATGGACGAAACAATCAAAGAGATAGAGATAGCACTTAGAGACGGGTTAATCGATGAGCTCGTAACCACTACCGAAAACGGTATCGAACTGATTAGACGTATGGCCGAAGTTGTAGCCAAACAAGACATAGCCATCTCAGGGTGGGAGGCTCTAGCCATACAGCTCAGGGATGTAGCAGTAGAGCTCAATGAACTAAGAGAGACAGCAATCGAGACAAGCGTGAGACTATTGAGTGAGTGTATGACTTGCAGTAATGAGGAGCATCATGGGTCAGCGTACTAATAATGCAACATGGAAGCGCATCAGGCTAGAGATACTTAGTCGAGATGGGTGGGTATGTAGCTACTGTGGTCAGGATGCAACCGAAGTCGATCACATCATCCCGGTCAAGCATGGTGGTACAGATGATGAGGCCAATCTGACCGCAGCTTGTGTCAAGTGCAATCGAAGCAAGGGAATCAAGGCAGAGCCGGGCAAGGCTCAACATGGACCGAGAGTCCGTTTTTTCGTGGGGCCTTTTCCACACCCGCCCGCAGGCGACAATCTCTCCCCTTTGGTTCGAATTGGTCCGCCTAATGCCTGAGACTTCCGAAAGGCTTCCAACCATTGAGGATAATTGCCGAATCGCCCTAGCTAATAATGGCGAATATTTGAAACCGGCAGATAACGGAGCGATCGCCGCTCTCTTGCGTGTAGCTCGTTTATGCGACTCGTTACTCGATGCCGGAGAGACCAAAGACTTAGCCCCATTGCTCTCTCGGCTTCATTCAATAATGGAATCGCTACACATGACTCCGAAATCTAGATCCGATCAACCTGCCCAAACCGTTAAGGACGTAACCGATGTCAAGTCCCTCTCCGAAGCCTACCTACGGATCGTCGCGTCCCCGGGTGGAGACGATGCCCCTAAGCGGGCCAAGCCTCGGACCCCTAGCAAGTCAACTGATGGACCTAGCAAACGAGCCTCTACTTGATTGGCAAAAGTACGTCCTAGATCAGGGCTTGGCAGTCAACGACAAGGGCCAATTCCGACGTAAGACTTGCAACCTAATCATCGCCAGACAAAACGGAAAAACATTTACAGTCCGAGCCTTATTGCTTTCGAGCTTGTTCGTATTCAATACCAAGCGAATCGGAATCATGGCCCAAGACCGTAAACAAAGTCTCGAAACAATGGGCAACATGGTCGACGTCATTAACTCCCACTCATTCCTCCGGGAGCGGCTAAAAAAGGAAAACCGATCGCATGGCGAGGAACGTCTTGAGATTTGGTGCGAACATTACCCCAACCCTTGCCCGCCGGGTTGCCATACGGTCCGACGGATGGACATAATCTCGGCAACGCCAAGAGCGGCCCGAGGTAAAACCCTGGACTTGCTCTACATCGATGAGCTGAGAGAGATTAGCCCGGCAACTTGGGCCGCCGCCGAGCCAACTTTAAGAGCTCGCAAAAACTCTCAGCTTTGGACCAGCTCAAACGCGGGGGATGATACCTCGGTAGTACTAAACACTCTCCGGGACTCGGCCATGTCTGCCAACTCTGAGCGATTTGGTTATTGGGAATGGAGCGCGGCTCCGGACCTTAAAATCTCTGACCGCAAGGGTTGGCGTCAAGCTAATCCATCACTCGGGCATCTAATTAACGAGCAAGATTTAGAGGACTCATTTAACCGAAACTCCGCCGACGTATTTGAGACGGAAACCTTATGCCGTTGGCGCGCAGCTTTGGACAGTCCATTCAACGTAGAGGCTTTCGATAATGGACTTGATCTCAATCTGACAATGGATCCGACCCTACCGACTTGGATGGGGCTAGACCTTACCTTTAACCGGACCGAGGCTTATTTAGTATCAGCTCAGGAGCATCCCGACGGCTTACGAGTATTCCTACATCGTTGGGTCAAAGACAACGCAATCGGCGAGCGGGAACTTGCCTCTGAGATTGCAGTATTGGCCAGACAATACAAAGTCAAACAAATCGCCTACGATCCCGCGACTGCCGGGTTTGTTGCCCCGCACTTGCAACGTGCCGGGATCCGTATGCAGGAAAACTCTTGGGGCTCGGCTTACTTCGCGACCCTATGCGATGTCACGGCTTCGGCAATGAACGGCGAGCGACTAAAGCATCCGGGACAATCAGAGCTCCGCGACCATTTAATCGCTTGCGCTCGTAGACCTGCCTCGGATGGTGGTTGGCGCATTGCCCGTCGAGCTAGTCAGAGTCCAATCTCTGCCGCCGTTGCCCTGGTACTGGCAGTCGGACACGCCGAGGTCCCTCGTACCCAAATTGTCACCGCCGTCGGTTAATATAAAAACTTCGTGACCCCGTTGAGTCTTGGCTTGGCGGGGTCGCAGCATGTAACGACTCGCAACACATTGTCCCATTAGTTGCAATTAAGAGATTTAGTTGTTGAGATAACCTTGTGGGATTTTTTAACGCAACACGTTTGATAAACCCGGAACCGACTCGGGAATTACAAGTCACATCATCGGCAGGATTTACCCGAGAGATGGAAAACTTGTTTTCATTCCCGGGCCAACTTCCTAATCTGCGTTACGCGACACGCGAGCAGGCCATGACCGTCCCGGCTATCGCCAGATCCCGCAACATCCTCGCCGGATCGATCGGTACTATCCCGATGGAGTCTTATAACAAGATTACCGGGCTAAAGATTAATAACCGGACTTTAATTATCCAGCCGGACCCGGCCTTACCGCGTGTTAATACGATTACTTGGTTAGTTGACGACCTGATTTTTTACGGCGTCGGATACTTGCAAGTTTTAGACGTTTCACCGGAGGATGGTCGTCCATTCAGAGCTCGTCGAATTGATCCGCGACGCGTACAAGCCACGATCGACTCATCCGGCACCTTAATCACCGGGTATCAGGTCGACTCTAAAAATGTCCCGTCCTCGGGCTTAAGCTCCTTAATAGTTTTCAATGCGATCGATGAGGGCGTGTTAGCTCGGGGCGGGATGACTATTTCAAGCGCAATCGCTCTCGAACAAGCCGCCTATAACATGGCATCCGAGCCAGTGCCTCAAATGGTCTTACTAAATGAGGGCATGAACCTACCGTCGGACCAGGTATCGGCAGTCATGGACACATTCCGCCGAGCTCGTCGCGAACGCTCAACCGCTTACATCGAGGGACCGATCAAGCTTGAAGTCGTAGGCATGGACTCGGCTCAAATGCAGCTCGTGGAAGCCCGTCAGCATCTATCTAGCGAGATCGCTCGACTAATGGGTATCCCGGCATGGTATTTGAACGCCGAAAACGCCAGCGCGACATATTCCAACGTAGCCTCCGAACGTCGAAGCCTTGTGGATTTTGGTCTACGCAACTATCTCACCGTCATCGAGGATCGTCTATCGATGGACGATGTAACTCCTCGAAATCAGATTGTCCGCTTCGATCTTGACGACTTCCTACGCGGAAACGCCGTCGAACGCGTTGACATGTCTATTCGTCTTTATGAGTCCGGGATAATTACACGCGATGAAGCGCGCGAATTTGTAGATTTAAGTCCATCAGGATCCGAGGAAAGCAACGACAACGGCATAACGCCGCCGTCCCAAACACAGGAGACACCGTTTTTATGAGACTAGAGTTTAGCACCTCCATCACGGCGGCAGATCGTAAAAAACGCACTATCTACGGGCAGATTGTACCGTTCGGGCAATCAGGTTCGACAAGTTTAGGTCCGGTTATTTTTGAAGCTGGATCCTTACATATTGGCGAAAACGTCAAGGTCCTTTTAGAGCATGACGGACGCCGTCCCGTTGGGAAATTAGTTAGCCACTCAGCTAATCCCTCGGGCATCATGGGCGAAATGAAAATAAGCGAAACCACCGCCGGATCTGATGTCCTAGTGGAAGCCGCCGACGGTTTGCGCGATGGAATTTCCGTAGGTGCAAACATAATCGAGCACACAGTCAAGGACGGCACCATAATCGTCCAGTCTGCCGAGCTCGTCGAAGTCTCTTTAGTCACAAATCCGGCTTTTGCCGAGGCTAGAGTAACCCAAGTCGCGGCATCCGCCGACGATGAAACCGAAACGATCGAGGAGATCGAAATGACTGAACAACCAATCGAGGTAATCGAGGAAGTTGCCGAAGTTGAGGCATCAAAGATCGAAGCCTCGTCTTTCGGAGCTCCAATTTTTACCACACCGCGCGAATTGCCAGCACTAACCGCCGGCCAGTTCGCTCACAAAATGCTATCCGCTCAGCGCGGAAACCGCGAAGCGATTGACTTTGTCACCGCAGCCGGTGAAGCAACAACAACCGACAACGCTGGACTAATCCCGGTCCCTTACATGCGCGAGATCATCGGCGTCGTCGATTCATCCCGTCCATTTATTGACAGCATCGAACGCCGCGCACTTCCAGCCGCCGGTATGTCATTCCGTATTCCACGTTGGCAGGTACTTCCAACCGTTGCAGAGACCGACGAATTGGCAACACCATCCGACACAATGACCGAGATCGATGATCTAGTTGTTGACGTGGTTAAGTTTGCAGGCCAGCAACGAGTATCGATCGAGCTCTTGGAACGCTCAGATCCGTCATACTTGGACGAGCTATTGCGCGGACTTGCGGCATCATACGCACAGCAGACCGATCTATACGCGTTCACCGAGGGCATCGCAGGTTGCGGCGCATCAGGCGGAACCGGTTACGTTGCAGCTATCGCCGACGCGATCGCAGATTCAGCCGCCGTTATGCGTTTTAACCCTAACCGTCTACTAGTTGGCTCAACACAATACGCCGGACTATTAGCCGCAGTAGACGATGCAGATCGTCCGCTATTCAACGCAGTAGGCCCAACAACTAACGCAGCCGGCACAAACATTATGTCGCGCGGAAATGTTATGGGCTTGGATCTAGTTACTGATTACAACATCGGCGCAACTAATATCCTTGCTTACCCAAGTGCTTACGCGGCATTTTACGAAAGCGGAACCGCTCAGGTTCGCGTTAACGTAATCGATACCATGACGGTCGAAATTGCCGTCTACGGTTTCGTAGCTCTAGCCAACAAGTACCCGACAGCTATGCGAGCAATCACAGTTAGCTAGTCCCCCCCCGTGATGGGGGTCGTTTGGTCCTGATCGGCCCCCATCACCTCCCTACTCGAAAGGAATAAAATGTCCCTCATCGATATCGATGATTTCAAAGCCGTCTTAGGCGTTGGAGACATTTACCCAGACGCGACCCTAGAGGGCGTAATGGATTCCGCAGAGTTGACCCTTAAAAGTTTCCTTAACTTGCACCGAGCCTCAATCGTGGCCGTCGAGCTTAAAGATAACGTCGCTCGATTTTGGACGCGCACCGCGCACGAATACAGCGTCGGACAACAAGTAGACATCACCCGTGTCGGCAACCCATTCAACGGTACGCGCACAATTACCAAGGTCTACAAAGATCAATTCCAAGCAACGATCACATCCGCAGACGTAGTCAAGCGCGTCAATAAGCCGGACGGCGATTGCGTACTAAACGGCCAAGAGTCTTATTATGATGACATCCCGCAGATCCGCGAGGCCGATCTCATGATTGCCGTAGATCTCTGGAACGCTCGTCAGAGCGCGCAGGGCATCGCACAAGACGCAACATTCGCCCCGGGTACTCCGTACCGAATGGGCCGAAGTCTCGTCACGCGCGTCTCTGGCCTTATTTCGGGCTATCGTGACCCTAGTAGCATGGTCGGATAATGGGAGACATTACAACCGCCCGGACTGCGATCAAAACCGCACTAGAGGCAACCGGATACATCGTCTACGCTTACCCTGCCGAAAACATGTCGACCCCTTGCATTGTGCTAGTCCCGGGCTCTCCTTACATCGAAATTAAATCGATTGGCAGCTCGCCACGTTTAGGCGGAAACTTTGACGTCACGCTATGCGTCGCAGCTAACGACAATCAAGCCGCGCTAGTTAACCTCGAAACCATGATCGAAACGGTATTATCTGAATTACCGTCCGGGATTGGGATTGGGGATTTCACTCAACCCAAAATCTCGCAGGTCGGACCGACCGACTTGTTGACAACTGACATCACAATCGATGTCACTATATAAGGAGCCAAAATGGCACTCGAATATGTAACAGGTCGGGACCTATCCTTGACCATTGATGGCGATACTTATAATGACGTCGCCGCATCTGTAACCCTTACAGTTACACCAAACCAGCAAGTCCTTGAAACACTTGCAGGTCGCGCATACAAGACAATCGACTACACCGCGACACTAGATGTCGAGTTGTACCAGGATTGGGGCAGCACCACACCGGCCTCCGTTTGTGAAGCTCTATTCGATGCAGCCGGCGCAGCCGGTGACACTGGCATCGCTTTCAGCTTTGATGCTAACGGATCCGTTTTCACCGGTGACGTTTTCCCAGTATTCCCAACATCAGGCGGCGCAGCTACCGACGCTCTTACAACATCGATCTCATTCGTTGTAGTAGACGGCATCGTTTCCCGAGCATAATCAAAGGATCAGGACCAAAAAATGAAAATCAACATAAAACTGAATCACCAAAAAAATGGCGAAATGAACATCGTCACGCTACCGGCGGATCTCATGAAATGGGAACGGATCACTAAATCCAAAATGACCGATCTTTATGAGGTCCGTCGGGTAGATGGCGAGGATCAAATCAAAGTCAATCTAGGCTTCGAGGATCTGATGGCTATGGCGTGGAGCGTGTTAAACCGCACCGGCCAGACGACCGACAAGTTTGAGGCATGGGTTAACGAGTTGGAATCCATCGAGCTAGTAGGTATTGATGAGCCAAACCCCACCCAAGCGGCAGCATCGGACGAACAATAGCCGCTCTTGCCGTTGACGGTACGATCCGGGTCGAGCTCTCGGATCTAGATTGGGAAATGCTAGGGACCATTTTAGAGGTACGGAACGAGATGTATAAAAGGAGTTAAACGTGGACGATTATATCTTTATCGATGATCGTGAAGTCCGCGACCTCCTAGACGCTTTGGGCAGCTTTGAAAAGGCAGCCAATCGCGACATGAGACGTCAATCCGAATACATTGCCGAGGAAATCATGGTCCCGGCATTTCGCTCGGCCATTAGTTCACACGCTCCCGGATACGCTCGTAAGTTAAATCAATCGATCCGCACAAAGCAAGACCGTATACCGTCGGTTCGGATTGGTAACTCTAGCCGTTACAGCTCACGCGGAAATCTAAACCGTCAAGGCTCCGGCGTTTACTCCGGCGGCGCGACGACCAATATGATCCGCTTCGGTACTATTCAGGGCCAATACACCGCTCGATCTGGACGCACTCAATTTTGGGCCGAGGGCATCCGTCCGGGATGGACAGACACCGCCGAATCGTCATATTACGAGCCGGCTTTTGCCGAATGGACCAAGCAAGCGAATAAACTTATTAACGACTGGAACCGAGGCAAGGATTACTAATGGCAACTAAAGGCATTGGCCGTCCGTTAACGATCCTCTTAACGGCAGATACTTCGGGCCTTGGCAAGGGATTAACCGACGCTCAAAAAAAGCTTCAAAAGTTTGGCGGGCAGTTAGAGCAATTAAGCCGACAAGCGACCATCGTTTTTGCAGGCGTAGCCGCCGCAGGATACAAGGTAGTCCAGTCCGCCTCCGACCTTAACGAGTCGATCTCTAAATCTAATGTCATTTTTGGCAGTAGCGCGAAAGCGATCCAAGCATGGGCAGCAACCGCCGACCAAGCTCTTGGACTATCCCAAACCGCAGCTCTTGAAGCCGCCGGCAATTTTGCAATTTTGGGCCAGTCTGCCGGACTTACAGGCGCGGAACTTGCGACATTCAGCACCGACCTAACCGGCTTGGCCGCCGACCTAGCCTCTTTCAATAACACGTCTACCGATGAAGCGATTACAGCATTGGCCGCCGGGTTGCGTGGCGAGTCCGAACCGTTGCGCCGATTTGGAGTTTTACTCTCTGAAAACGCGGTCCAAGCTAAGGCGATGGAGATGGGCTTAGCGGCTACCGCCAAGGAGCTCACCGATCAAGATAAGGTCCTAGCTCGTAACGCTTTGATTTTGGAGCAGACGACATTACAACAAGGCGATTTTGCTCGTACAGCCGACGGGGCAGCCAATCAACAAAGGATCTTATCCGCAGAGATTGAAAACTCACGGGCCAAGATTGGCGAGGGATTACTCCCGGCATACAAAGACCTCCTAGGCGTATTGGTAAATGTAGCCGATTGGGCAGGTAAAAACTCAACGACGGTCCGTAATCTTGGCGTAGCCGTTGGCGTATTAGCCGCCGCAGTTATCGGTCTTAACATTGCCTTTAAGGTTGCAACAATAACCGTCCAAGCATTTACAGCCGTCGCCGCAGCTTTACGACTTGGATACCTGACACTGGCCGCCGCTACCGGCAGCGCAACCGCCGCGCAAGTATTGGCCGAACTAACTTACAAAGGCTCTCGATCTGCCGTAATCCTTTACACAATCGCGCAGGCAGCTCAAAACGCCGTCACATTGGGATTGATTGGCAGCGTCAAAGCTCTAACCATTGCCCTATTGTCGAACCCGTTTACAGCCGTCGCAGTAGCCGCCGCCGCCCTTGTAACGGTCCTATACAAGCTCTGGCAAAATACCAAGGCAGTCCGCGAGGAGTCCGAGGCCGTTGCCCAAGCTTTGACGGATACCCGCAAGGAAACCGAAGCCGACGTCGTATCGGCTAAACGCCATGTAAAGGCCAGAGAGGGCCAAACAAAGGCGACAAACGATTTAACCCTTGCAACTGATACGGGATCCGGCGCATCCAAAAAGGCCACAAAGGCAGCGAAAGAGGAAGCCGCAGCCGCCGAGGCAGCCGCCAAGGCCAAGGAGGAGCAGGAAAAGCGACTTCAAAGATTTACTAGCGAGCTACAAAGAGTCCAAGGTGAGCTAGAGGCAACAAAGACCGCTCAGGAAAACTACGCGCAGTCCGTCAAGGATTCCATCACCAACCTAGTTGACTTCCAAGATGCTTTCGCCGACAAGGGCGAGGGATCGTTTATCGATTCGTTACGCAAGCAAGCCGACGCAGCTCAAAACTTCGGCGGCAAGATTACGCAGCTATTGGGAGCCGGACTTAACCGCACATCGATCGACAACATCCTCCAAGCTGGAGCCGACGTTGGATCTCAAATCGCCGACGAAATCCTTGCAGGTGGCGCGGGAACTATCACGGAAATCAATGACTTAGTCGCAGCCGTTGAGGGTAGCGCGGCGAGCCTAGCCGAAGCAACCTCCGCCAAATGGTTCGACGCTGGAGTTGCCCAGGGTCAGGCAATGGTCGACGGCATTATTGCAGCCGCCGCAGCCGTTGGACTTGCTTTCGTAGATGGTCAACTTGTGATCCCGGCGGCCATTACGGCAACCGCAACAATCACCGAGGGACCAGCTAAAAAAGCGAAAAAAAAGCCGAAAAAAAAGCGCGCTATGGGTGGTCCAGTATTTGCCGGAGAGACCTATTTGGTTGGAGAGCAAGGTCCGGAAGTTTTCACCGCGCAACAAAATGGAACGATTTTACGCAATGGATCAATGGGCGGGGTCAACATTACGATCAATGGGGCAGTGGATCCAGAGGGTACACGTCGCCAGCTTGAAAAGTTATTTCAGTCCTCTAGCCGTCGCACGGGTGCCGTGAACTTTAGCGGAGCCGTATTATGACCGCATACGCACCTAACCCCGTAGTCACTTTTGGCGGGACTATAACTTACTCCGACCAAACAATCGCCGACATCTCTATCAACATGGGGCGATCCGATGTCATTGAACCAGTACAGGCCGACTATGCGCGTATCGTGTTATGGACTCCGTCCGATACACCTCTAGACGTTGGCTTATCACAATCGGTCTCGGTAGACGTTGACAAGGGAACCACTGGCACCGCCAGAGTATTCACGGGCATCATCTCCGACATCGACATCTCTCTAGCTCAATACGGGGACATCGGATCCATCGCCGAGTATTCAATCACCGCCGTCGGTCCGTTGGCTCAACTTAACAAAGCTCTATCCGGTGGAGCTGGATTTCCTAAACAAAAAGACGGGGACCGTATCTACTCGATCCTGACCGAAGCCTTTTTAACCCAATGGGATGATCTATCGCCGACCCTAACTTGGAACGCTTTACCGAATGAGACCCAATGGGGACAGTTTGACGGAGTTGCCCAAGTTATCGTCGACAACCTTGCAACGACTATCGATCGTCCGGGAGTCTACGAGCTCACGGCATACTCGGACGGATTTGCGAACGCTCTTACACTTTGTCAGGATGCCGCTCAATCGGGTCGTGGCGTCTTTCACGGCACCGGAGACGGAACCCTGCACTATCACGACTACGCCTCCCGAGTCTCCTCTCCGACGATCGTGTTGACCTCTGACGATCTTTTGACCGATGGCCTACAAACTGCCGCGCAATGGTCCGAGATTGTTAACGATGTAACCATCACCTATAAAAACAATCAGGAAAAATACGCAAGGGATGAGACCTCGATCTTGTCTTATGGCCAACTAGCTGGAACCCGTAGCACCTTGCTCGAAAACGGAGTCGA